CGGAGAATCTGATACCGTAACATCAAGTGTGAAACCTGTGCCTGAGCCTGTAGTTGTTGCTTGGGTTAAGGTGTCACCATCGGTGTAGCCTGAGCCATAGTCTGTGATCTCAAAACTGGTGACACCACCGCCATTAACACCAGTAACTGTTACCAGAAGACCTGTACCAGATCCGCCGGTAAAGGTAATATCATCTGACTCTGCTTGCCCTGAGCCAGCAGCATTCACAGACCCACCGGATACTGTACCAGATATCAGATCACTGAAGGTGACATTTGACTTCTTGATCTGTGGCTCGTCATTACCATTAGTAGCAATAACCCAATCACCAAAGTTAGCGAAGTCCCATAGAGATGGTTCAACAAGACCATCATCCCATACGGTATTACCTGAATCCCATGTGGTTGTGCCTGAATCCCAAGAGGTTGAACCACCGCTCTCTACCAAAGCATAGGTACTGCCCACATCGACAGCCAGTCCTGTATCCTGTCTATAGGCCCACAGTGAGGTTAGATCCCCTGCATAGATTACCTTAGTGTCGAATTCAGTACCTGTAGTGATCCCCCTTATGTTCTCTGCTGAAAGGTCAACAATACTAGAAGCACCTGAGCGCCTCTCAAAACCATGGTTGGTAAAATCTAGGCCATCGGTATCTGACCAGAAGGGTGCATCCCTACTAAAGCGATCAGGATACCATCCTGTTCTTAAGAGGTCAGATACATCGACCTTAAAGCCTGTTTCTGAAGGGGGTTTAGGCATTAGGCCGTCCTTTTCCACATATGGACAACAATATAAGGCTGTACGCTGCCGTCTGCTAGGGTTATGCCGTGTGTGTGTCCACCACCCCCACCTGTGGAGTTAGTTGTCTTAGTATCCGCTGTATTAGTAGCTTGGTCTACGCTGTTGGTTCCAGACCCGTCTGAACCGCCAGAATTTATAGTATGGGTGTGGGCAGGTATCTCAGCCTCTGTTAGTACATGGCTATCAGATGTACCCGTAGCATCCTTAGACCCACCTGTTTCTTCAAGGGTATCAAAGTCAACGTCTCCAGAGTCTAGCCCTACTAAGACCTTACCTGCACCAAACGTAGACCAAGTACCAAAGCCCAATAGTGTGGCTGGATTAGTAGCTACGCCTGCATTCATGTATATGCTACCTACAGGCCAAGATCCATCAAGGGATACTGTAGGGTTCAATAGCACCCATACAGTATTGGTGGCATCATACCTGAATGTACAATAGTGTCTAGACCCTGATATATTACCTTCAGCTAGAGCGCTTCCAGACTCTTTTACAATAGTAAGAGCGCCAGTTGCATTGACATTTAATGTAGGTGTGGTAGTGGCGTTAGCTGCACTAGCCTTAACAGTAACAGTTAAACCCTCTGCAAGTGTTGGAACTTCAGAGAACGTAGCTATAAGAGCATCAGCTGTACCTGTACTTGTAACACTATCAAGAGTAGCCCTATGAAGCCCATTGATCTCAGCCTTAGCAGCACTAAAGTTATCCCTTACATTAGCTGTGGTAGCACTACCTGCTACTGGCTTTGTTGCATCTATATTACTTGACATTACGCGATCTCCGCAAGGATTAGGTCTACCTGACCCTCAAATAGGGTTACAGCATTCCCAGAGAACACCCTGGGGACTAGATTGAATTCAGCATCGACAGAGTGTAGCAGCAAGTATCCTCCACTTGTTGGTAAGGAAGCACTAACATTCTGGGCTACAGTGGCAATAGTAGCAAGCAAAGATAGCAAAGCTCCTTCTAAGCCTGTAGTGGCTGTTGTACTAAAGCCCAACTCAAATGCTTTCTTCTTAATGGCAGAGCCTAAGCCCCCTGCTGTAGATAGGAACTCTAATAGATGATCAGCGTTGATACTACCAGTACCTAGCGTCTGTTTAGCACGTATTAGGGCTGTCTTTAGCTCAGCAACCAGGGTGATAAGCTCACCCAAGTCCTTAGCTACTGCCTTGTTTACTGGGAACGTCATCTAGCCTCCTGACCTGCCTAATAGGTCTTTAATATCGTTTCTGATCTCGGTTAGTAAGGTCTGTTGACTTACCATATCTTTCTCGTGGTCAGCTACTATGTGTAATTGTGTCATTTCTATCTTTGTCATTCTTTGGTCAAATGCATTGATAACAATGAACAACCCTATAAGCATTGACACTGTAGTTAGGATATGACTCAAATCTATAGTCTTCCCTACATGCCAGCCATCTAGCGCGCCCTTATTTATTTTACTATTGTTATTCATTCCAGAACCCTAATCCTTTTGTTGTATTGTTGTTTGGGCATTCCTTATGTCCATAGAAACCAATATTTCTTTTTGGCTCTATAGTTACATCTGGGCTATAGCCAGCGTATTGTAGACCTCCAGTTGGTACTGTTAAAAGAACACTGCTGGCTATTTCTATAGAAGGGGCATACCCAGTATAGGTAAGGCCCCCTATAGGTACACCTATATTTACATTACCTGTAATAGTTAAAGCTGGAGCATATCCTGTATAGGATAAAGACCCAACAGGTACTTCAAAAGACTGATGGTCTGAAGCTGTAACTGTGGGTGCATATCCAGTGTAGGCCAAAGAAGCAGCAGCAGGAGATACAAGCTGGTTGTTTGAGCCCTCAATTATATTACCAGATATACCTATTGGAGCTAAGCTGATCTCCCCCATAGCTATTATTCTAGTAGCTATGACGCCAGAAACATCTATAGGTTTTAGGTCTATAGTACCAGTAAATACCTTACTATTTACTGCTGTTACTGTAGGCGCATATCCTGTATAAGCAAGGGATGCAGCACCAGGTGTTACAGATACAGACGAGCCAGCAGCTGCTTCAGATATTACAGACATATCAGAGCTGATTAATGGGGAGTGCTCATCGGACTGAGTTGGACTTCCAACTTTTACCGCGGAACCTACACTGGTTCCTAAATAAATAGCAGGTTGATCAAGCGATCTTAGTGGGGACACTACTTTTAATTGATCTGGGTTCCAGCTCCAAGGGTTCTGTGACCTGTATAGCATCATAGCTTCTTGGTCTGTAGGTGCTGGAACTTCGCTCGCACTATTACTTAACCAATAATTGACATCTCCAATATCTCCCTTAAAGGCTGCGTCCTCCGCAGACCTCATACCAAGATATAGTCTAGCGTTTTGACTACCTATGCCTAAAGCTGTAGTGCTACTGCCAGACTGTGCCACACCATCTATCCATAGCTTTGGATTTATACTTAAACCACCGTGTGCAATAACATGATACCAAGTATCTGCAACTAAGGCTGCATCAGATGTTACACCATATCCCGAACCAGTTGAGTCTCCACGTGCAATAAGAAGTTTGTTGCTGTTTAGTTTTGCAAGCTGAAGACTATCTGTAGAAGCACTTTGAAGAAAGTGTGTATGTATAATGCGGCGGTAGCTAGTGTCCGTTGCAGGTATTCTTAACCATGCCATAATAAGTTGTCGAGAACTGCCTACATTATTATAAGTAGACAGATCGTGATAGTACCCCTGAGCAACAGGGCCTGCACAATAAAAAGCCATGTTATGCCGCCGTATATTCTAGACTAGCAGCCCATAGTTCCAAATCTCCTGTTGCAGTATCGTTAGTCCCATCATCTGCATCCCTAAATAACTTAACGCGAACTAGGTCACCAGCTGCAACACTATCCGCATTGGTTAGTGTTATAGAAAGATCAGATGTTAAGCCAGCAGTACCAGGAACCGTCTCTGTTCCTGTATTAACAGTATCGTAGCTTGCTGTTACAGCACTCTCATTATCGGTAGCTGCCCAGACAGAGACCTCAAACTCAATGGTGCCAGATGTAGCTGTAGCCATACTGTATACTAGCTTAATAGCTAGAGCTGAAGAGTAATCAGAGGGCATACGGAACTGCCAGTACACTCCCTCTGGTGTAGTGTCATCAAACAATATCTTTGGAGCATCATTTTCATAATCTAAGCCTGCTGGGGCTGTAGTGTCAAAGCCTTGTGGTGGTACTGGTAATAAAATAGTACTCATTATTTAGGTGCTCCTGAATCTAGCCATGCTGCTATTGTTTCCTCTTCAGTCGTAGTAGTTCCAGCTGAAGTGTGGGCTGTGCCATAATCTAGGTCGTCTGCCCAGTCTGAATCTAACATGCCGTCTGTACGAGCCCCCATAACCTTCCAATATAGTAAACTCTTTCTAGCGTAACGTGAATCCACATACTTACTAGTCTGTGGTCTCTGTAAATGAAACTCCCAGTTTGTACCAGGGTAAGCAGCTCTTGTTACGAATTTCATGCTATCTGGTACTGATGCTTGAAGGTAGTCCCAGACCAAATCCTCGTAGACGTACAAAGGTACTTGGTGCACATCTGTTTCTGTCACTCCATCGTGACATCCAGCACACCTATTCTGTAGTATTGGAAGTATGTCTGTAGTATATGTTGGTAGTGCTGTTGACGAAGTAAACACTTGTAATGTAGTGCTCTCAGACATAGGAGGGGTAGCGGCCACGGTTACAGGATCTCCCCCGTGTAGGTGGCAACCAGTACATGTACGTTTTTCACCTGTACGTAAAGACTGAGCGGTCATGTCCCGTTTAATAAGTAGGCCATCAGAGTCTACACCACCCATTAAATATGGTGTATTACATGGAATCTGCACCCTCCATGATCCATCTGTCTCTAAGGGTACATCGCCAAAGAGCTTTGTGTTGTTGCCTATACTACTAAGAACAACACCTAAAGGATTAGTTAGGTTTGGTAAGACCTCATAGAAACGAATAGCTGCTACTTCAGAGTGGTCTATACCGTACAGTTCATTACCGTTATTCATATTACGACCAAGCATGTTGTTGAAGTCGTATGTTGAATAGTAATGAGCATCTGTTTCATCTGCATCAACCCCATACAGTTGACAAGTACTATCCCCAGTAGACTTAGCAGTTAAGTCTGGAACAGTAATAGTTCGCGCTTTTACCTCCCTAGCGTTGAACTCGTGCCAAGCAGAGTCATCTACAATCAACTCTAGGTCACTTGGGTTTGTACTAGGTATTACAGTTGTTTTATAAATACCTGTATCGCAACCTGGGTCATTTTTAGTCTCAAGGTACAATAACTCACTTGCAAGAGCAGAGCTATTTACACTAGTACAGTATCCTCGGCCAAAAGTCAGCATAAGCTGGTTATCACTAACACCCTCTGGCCAACCTAGTTTTCCAGTATGTACCCCATCTATCTGCTCAGAGCCTTGGTCATTACTATTAGTCCAAGTCCCTACGTCATATAGCCCAGTAGGTGTGAAGTTAGGGGCGGGGCCTTCTATACCTGGAGCTTGAGGTGGGTAACATATAACATCGCCTAGCCCGTTATTATTACTTCTATAATAGTTAACAGTACATACATCACCATTACCACGCTGGCCTATGTAGTGTAAAGCCTTTACGGTGTTGCTACTTTCATCAGAGCCAACGAGTCGCATGTGGTGTGCACCTAGTACAGCAGTAACATCCCCACCTCTAAGATCCATATCTATTATAGGCCAGAAGTTTTCTGGCGTATCTGGCCAGTTGATTTGTGTGGACTTTGTAAAGACTTGATTGTGGCTAACCCATTGAGCGCTTGCTACAATGCGTCCGGTGTCTAAGAGATAGGGGCCAATAGCCCCATTCATCTGGTCTGGAGATACATCCTCTACGTTTGTGCCATCATCATCTGCTATATACAAACGTGACCTATCTTTGGTCACTCCTATATTAAGTATGCCGTAGGCAGCTTGATAGTAGCCGTCCCTGTCTGAGTTGAACATCATCTTGCCATTAGGCAACCACACTGGGCTAAAATCGTAGTCTCCGGCAGTGTGTGGCCATGCTGTAAGGGTTTCAGTTGCTATATCATATATCATTATGAAAGCCTCACCCCCAACTGAACCTAATACCATTGGAGGGTATTCTCTGTTAGCAGGATAAGTATGAACAACTGCATCAGCTTCATATACAGCAAATGCTATCTTTGTCCCATCAAGTGATACTTGCTGGTCAAAAGGTACACAAGGTTTTGTTGCAGTCATGCAATCATAGATTACTGTCTGAGTACCATCCGTGTCCCTATATACTAACTGCCCTGGTGCTGCAAAGTTAGTTTTAATACGTCCAGTCTCAGGTAAGTTCTGATAGAAACTCCACTTGTCAGAGGTGGTCTCAACACTATTAATTGTAGCTGTATAGTCCCCCGCAAGCCTAGCTACACGGGAATACACAATAGGATAAACGGTATCACTACCAGCAGACCCAGAGTCAAGGGCAGTTAAGAACCCCTGACTAGATACTAAGATGTCATCTGTACTTCCTGATGCCCTTACAAACAGCCTACCGTCCGAAAGCTCAAACGCTGAATTAATAGCAGCAGCAGTTAGACCGTATGTGCTTATAGAGTCACCATCAGGGTCAATAAAGAACAAAGATGATCCCTGTACATCTAAGGTACTGTAGGTAGACCCAGAGATAGTGCTAGTTATTACAATACTATCCCCAGATGTAATACCATATTTATTGTTATTGACCATTATACTATGCTTATCGCGCCCGCCTGTATTCTCGCTACCAACCCCAGTAAGCACTTGGCCATCTACAGTTACAGTGTGATTAGCAATCTTATAACTACGCACACCATCAGCAGTGGCAGCAGCAACCTCTTGGAAGGTAAACTCCCCTGATATTGTCTTACCCATAAGGGCGCTTGCAGAGGGGTCTGACACATAGGCGACTACCCATGAGTAGTTCATAGTAGTTGGTAATGCAGATACTGTGCAGCTTATAAACAGAAGAAACGAGGTAGCAAAGCGAAGCATATTAAAACCTAAGCAGTAAGGGTAAGACCAGTAATAGACAGGGGTGTGCCTATAGATACGTTCAAAGAAGATACTGTTAGTTTGCCACCTCCACCTGTTACAGTAATATCTCCAATCAAGTGTGGTGTAGTGCCATCAGATGCAAAGATAACAAAGTAAGATAATGCAGTTACTGTTGCATCTGCGGCTGTATCTTCAATAGTACCTAAGAAGGCAGCTGTACGTGATGCTGGTACTCCTAGCCAATCAGATGGCAGTGATATAGTGGCTGCTACTGTACCAAGCAGTGTATCACCAATATCTGTAGGAACTGCACCATCTCCATACAACTTAAGGACAGGCAGAGTACCTATAGTGGTCTCATATTGTGCTAAAGTAGCATTAGCAATTGCATCAGAAGTTAAAGTATCCATTGTAATTCCTATGTTGCTGAGAAGATGCCACTAGCGTTAAAAGCCACTGTAAAGGTATTACCATCGGTTGCTGTTACATCTGCTGGGGTGTCATCCAGTATACTGTGGGCTATTACTGTACCAGTTGTGACATCAATAAGCCCAGCAAATCTTGCTGTGATTGAGCCCCCAGAGGCAGTCCAAGCTGTGGGGTCCGTTGCATCCCAAGTACTTGTCCCCGCGGAGTCAACATAATCTGGAGATACCAAAGTCTTACCACCAGATGTGTAACCATTGGCCGTTGATAGTTCATTGGTTGGGGCAGTGGTAACACTAGTAGTGCCTATATTAGATGCACTTGAGTATAGCCTGATAGCGAATGTGTCACCATCAAGGTCAACAGTACCATCGCCCATATATTGTTTTGCTAAGTCGTGTAGTGCCCAGGCAGATGCTGCCATTGTTATATCCTCTAGTTAGTGTGTATCTGAAGTCTTCCAGCATGTTCTGCTTTCTGCTTCTGATCTTTAAGTGCCTGTATTGCTTCTTTGAACTTCTGTTCATACTTCTGTTCTTGCTCGGTGTCTTTCATAAAGACAGATGCCTCTACTAGCGCACCATATAGAATAGTCTCTGGCGCGTACTGACTAAACCAGTTCTGAGGAACCAGTGTAGAGATAAATTCTATCTCCTTGTAATATACCAAATCAACAGATACCCCCGCCGAAGGCTCTGGGCCAAACAAAAGGTTTCCAGCTACTGTGTCAAAATGAGTTGGCCCACATAGGCCACTTAACCTAGCAGCTTTGACCTTTGTGTAGGTTGTACGATATACGTCCCATGCAACACTACCATCATAAGCAATTACTTCTTTAACATCTAGCATATCTGTTGGGATACTTGCTGAGCCTGCTGTGATTGTTAAGCCCTCAACTAAGGTCTCCATAGGCGGCACACGTACTTCTCTTTGTAAGCGCCTCTGTGATAGCTCTATAAAATCATGAGTATTGGCTGCAATGTCAGAAGCGCCTACTCGGTTCAACCAAGCTATTACGGCTGTCTCTATATCTGTGTACGTACTAAGTGCCATTATCTTGTCCTATATAGCTTAGCAGAGTTTGTTTTAAGTACTGGGTACTCTAGCTCTAAGATCTTCTCTAGCCTCTTTTGATCTGCTTTGTCACTGGAGAATACATCGAGGTTATGTTCTTTTAGGATCTTGTGCTGTATCAGAGGTGGAATACTAGCCACCTTGTGATACTTCTCTTTCATGTTAAAGCCATTGGTCATATTGGCTTGGCTTTTACAGTGACTAATTAGGGCTGAAAGGTCCGCAGACCTCTCGCAGACAATGTTGTTGTTGTCGTCGAAGTACCACTTCTTGGTCTCGCCTGTAAAGGCATCATACTCTGTCTCACGCAGTTCCATAATTACTTACGCTTCTTTTTAATGCCGAGAGCTCTGTTCTCAGCATCTTGTAATCTCTTGTGTCTTCCTTTTATAGCTTTTTCAGCATTACGTGCTCCGCCTGTGCCTAGAATCCAAGGCTTAGGTGGTGTTACTTCTCTTTTAGTTGGCATGTTATATCCAGATTGATATTACCATTTATCTCTGTATGTACTACATTGCACCCTGACAGAAGAACCATTAGAACTAAAACAGGGGGCCAGTTGCCCAGCCCCCGTTTCATTAGCCGTTCAAGTCAGTTACTAGACCACTAGAGGCTTCATTACGAGCTTCCAGAGTGTATTCAACTAGTACCTGTCTACGCTCAGCATCACCAAGTGGTGCGATTTCCTTAGACTTCATGTTACGAAGGAAAGCGATAGCCCACTTGCTTTTGTTATATACAAGAGCATCACGGCCACGGATGTGGCGGCTAGGGATAATCTTAAGATCACCATAGTCAGACTTGTATACGTCAGCAGCAGAGATAATGCTGTTAGCAGCTACATTGTGATCAGTGCTAGTTGCACGACCAGTGAATGCGTTCATTGCACGCTTGTTAGTGGCGTTCAACAGGATAGTATCAGCGAACTCACCAGAGTTGGTGAAGATGCTATCAACTACTGATTCCAGCTTAGCTTCAGTGAAAGCTACAGGAGTCGTACCATTAGTACGAGCATCTGTACCATCGCCAGTAGGATCAGCACCACCAGTAACAAAGTTAGTGTTAGTGGTAATCCAAGAGGTTACACTTGCAAGCTCACCAGCAGTGGATACAGCAGGGGCAACTTTGGCGTTGTTCAAGCCAATACATGCATGCTCCATATCCAACTTAAGCTCTTTACCGCGCTTAAGCATCTGGTAGTTCATTTCACGATCACGACCTGCACGATCTGTTGCTTCAACAGTACCAGCAACCTGTGCGGTACGCTGAGAGATCTGCGTGTAGTTACCTAAACGAACTGTAGGGCTTGCTACTGCAAATACAGCATCTGCACCTTGCAACGCTTTGTTATCAGAAGCTGCACCTAAGGTGTCAGTCTGCCATTCGTGGTTGACACTTTTAGCCTTGGTCTTTGGGGCCATTGTGACAAACGGGGTTTCATCAGGGTCAACATTATAAATAACATTGGATAAATCCTCTCGGATACCTACCTGATCATATGTGTCTGTGGATGTACTGGACATTGTTCTTCCTTAGTTACTCGAAGAAGCCCATAGCTTCATCAAGAGAAATACCACCCTCTTTAGAGAGCATATCTTTCTTGGCTTTGGCCTTACGAGCGGCGGCTGTAGTTTTTTGTACAGCGGCCTTGGGTTTAATTGATTTAGAGATTGTCTTGGCTTTTGCCTTACCAACCTTTAGTTTACCTTTGGTTTTGTTGAGTGTGAAAGCATCAATCAAGGCTTGAATTTGGCGGCTGTCATAGATACTATTGATCTCTTGTTCAGAGAAACCATAAGCACTTAAAGCATGATTCTTTGCATCCTCAAGTAGTGTGCTATCTGCATCTAATAGCTCTGGGTAGGCTGTTTGCAGTTTCTGCATTTCCTCTGCCCTGACCTGATTAGCGTACTGGATAGTCTCTTGAGTAAGCTCAGCATCAACTTTCTGTTGCTCTTGATTAGATTGCTCATAAGCTAACTTAGCTGCTTCAAACTCAGACTTAGTTTCATCAAAGCCAATTGGATCTTCTTTCTGAAGGGTTTCCCAATCAACATTCATGAATCGAGATAGCTTTTCACTTGAAGCCGCTTTGTATTGAGCAATACTGTTGAGGTACTGTCCCTTAAGCTCTAGTGTCTGTGCCTTCTCTGCCTGTAGCTCTTTGCGCTCTGCTGCTACTTCTTGAGTAACCTTAGTAAACTGTCGTTGACGTAGGTAGCCCTTCTTGGCTTCCTCTTTGTCTGTGATATTTACTATCTCACCATCTTCATCTTCGATTTGGAAGATATAATCTTCTTCCTCCTCCTCAACATCTGTTTCTTCTTCAGTTTCCTCTTCGGGTTGTTCCTCATCGGAGTCCTCTGATTCTAGTTCAGGTTCAACAGTTTCTTCAAGAGTTTCCTCTTCTTCATCCTCGGTTGTAGTGCCAGCACTTTCCGATTCTTGCTTAGACATAAAGTCTAAGGCTTCGTCGATTCCATGAAATACAGGTTGATCGTCGTTTAATTCTGGAGGCATAATCTATTCCTTTCCCGTGTAAATAGGTTCCTGGAACTCTTTTGCTTGCGGTTCTTCAGGTAACTCAGATAGTTTGTTAACTAGTAATATAACTAGCAGTTGTACGTTTCTGTAAGGTAGCTTAGATAACTCATCTAATACAGCTAATGCTTCGTCCTGTGTTAGCTCAATCATCTATCTTGCGCTCCTTAGCCCATGCTCTTAGCTTGGTATCCAATAACCTTAAAGACCTCAACTGCCTTAAGATAGACATTGCAGGTAAAGGGTCATCGGTAGGTAAGCAATCCAATCCCTCATGCAAGCTGTCATACATATCTTGTATACACTTGCCATAAGAACTTGTTTGTATAAGCGCATTAGCATTTGCTCCTCTTTGCTGTCTCTCTTCTGGAGACATAAGTAACTCTTTCTTATTCAAATCAATCCCCTACTTTTACTGCCCTCTTTTGTGAAGCCTCTAGTTGAAGCTCCGCTATTTTGAACTCGTTCTCATCTAAGTGAATACGTTCTTTGAGCTGGGCTAGTTCTTCTTCTAGCTCTATCTGACGTTCTTTAAGTGCAAGGTCAGCACGCTTGATCTCCATATTCTGAGCCTGTACAGCTACTTGCATCTCCTTGACCTGTACTTCCTTCATCTTGATCTGCTCATCCATAGACGGGCCTTCAGGTACTGTGTTCTCTTCAGGCTTAGTAAAGAACAGATTACCGTCCCTACGCCCAGATACCTTGGTCTTCTCCATGGCTAGGTTCCATACGTTGTCAGGCATGATGATAGTGCCTAGACCCCCAGCAGCTACTATACTCTGCATGGTTTGTTCGATCTGTTGCATCTGTAGCATTTGCTGGTTCTTGCTGCCGTTACCAATACCTACAGTAACAGACATATCGTAACGATTACGCCACTCATTGGGGTTGATAGCTACGAACTCACCATTGTTGGTTCTGATCTTATTGTTGGGCTTCTCGTGCTGTAAGCCTAAACGGTGTATACCTAAGAACAAACTCTTAAGGCCATCCTCTGCGAACACACGGGCTACAAGCTCATTCTTCTGCTCTGCTGAGGACATAGCAAGCTCAGCTGTGCTGGCTGCTGTATTAGAGTTGAACATCTTAGGATCAAGACCCTGACCACGCTCTGAGACACCTGTTCTGCGCTCTGCAAGGCTGTCGGCATACCCTAGTACCTGGAAGGCTGATTGATCCAGCTGAGGGGTTGGTAGAGAATCTACAGCCCCTTGGAAGTTCATCCTTACGATATTACCACCAGAGATAAGATCATCAAGGTTCACCTGGCCATCTACTACTCCGAACTTACCTGTATTAATTAGCTCTTGGTTGTCTAAGAGGTTCCTAGTTACTTTAGACTTCAGTAACTGTATGTCCATTACTGGGTCAGCTGGTGTGCTGCCTACATGTCTATGTGGTACAATAATAGGAGACCATGAGTGGAAAGGGGCTTCTGAGACCTCATTGGCATCCAATAACTCGTCCCCTACACGGAAGAACTGCCACAGTTCAGCAATACCATCACCATTGCGATCTACACGCATGTACTCTTCATGTAGATTAACAACTCTCATTGGGCCTAGGTCATCGTCAGAGCTGCAATTAAAGCCTTCGTAGATATCATCATGCCTATCCTGCTTAACTGTGCTGGCTCCTATGTCACCATAGTCCGACACATCATCATCTATCTCAAATCCCATTGCCCTTATATCAGAGATAGTCCTTGGGCCTACATGTGCAACGTAACGTGCATCCTTAATGTAAATATCTCCCTCAGAGATTCTCATTTCCTCTGTGGGGATATTAGAGACTACAGTATGATCTCTTCCCTCTACCTTGGACACAGTAACAGTGACTAGTCCATCGTCCTGCTCTACTAGCTGTACATTACCTTCAAAGTCCTCTCCAAGATCAGAGAGTAGCATTCCGACCTGATCTTCTGTTTGGTTCTCGTAGGTGTCTACTGTAGGCTCTGCTGTTTCACGTACAGCCTTAACATAGCCTACCTTGTTCATCAGGCCATCTTTAATCCACTGATAGCCAATCTTAAATCCAGGGTTATCTCTATAGAATACCCAGTTAACATATTCTGTCTCTTGTTCAGAAGACTTGATATCATCTTCATCCTCTGGATCAAAGATAACTGCCTTATCAGAACTAAAGAAGATCTTCATAAGGTAAGGCATAATAGACTCTACAGTCTCGTATACCTCACGGGTTATAAACTTAGATTTACCCTGTACTTCATTGCCGTATGGCTTACCGTGGTAGTAATCGTTAAGGTCTTCAATCTGCTCAGCTAAGAGCCCATCATGAGCCCCAACACTACGTCCGTCTTCGTTCTGAAGTAGACTAACAATTTCTTCATCTGTCATATCAGACATTAAACAATACCTTTAGTGTTCATGGGGAGAGCCTGTCCTAGGTACTTATTAGTACTATCAGACTCTACTCTTGTCTTTGCATACTTCTTGCGAGATTGGAAGGCATAACGTGTGGCTGACATCAAGTCATCTTGTAAGGCCACGATCTTGCCTTCGTCTCTGTGATACATTCCTTTCTCTTCAAACCACTGGGCGCATGTACTAAAGACCTTGAACTGCCCGTTCTGCATTGCCTGAAGCAAAGCATTAATCCCTGGTTCAATCTTAATATCACCTTTGCCTTTATCCCCTGGCGTGGGAGGGTTCCTGAAGTGGTCTTGTGTCATGGCTACACCCTGTGCTCTGTACTGATCAGCAAGGTTGATACCAGACCCTTTCTCATGTTGCATACCATCATGTGGCCATACAACAGGTATCCATTGGCCCCTAGATTTCACAGCAGGGGCATGCTGTTGTGCTGTTAACTGTGATTGTCGGTATTCACCGTACAGATAACAGGTGTCTGTTTCCCTATCCCAAGCTAACCATACGCAAGCTGTGGGGTGATCCCATCCAAAGTCAATACCCGCTAGTCTGGGCCAATACTCTGGGAGTTCAAAGGGCTCTACTTGTATGTCTTCATCTGTTATACCCGCAAAGACCATTCCTGATCCGAATACAGGTATACCTTGTGTTCTCATCTTAGCTTCATGAGGGGGATACTGGGCTAAGAGCTGTTCCTTACGTTCTTTGTCAAGGTGAGGGGCATCATCCCAGGATGCTTGCAGTAAGAACTGCCCTTTCTTGATATCGTTCATGAACTGGTGGATAACTGGGGTTACACCATCTTCCGGTGTAAAGGTCATCATCACTAGTCCTTTTGTGGCTACAGTACGAGTAATGCACTGTGTATAAATACCACTATCAGGTTGTTCATCCAACCATATCCAGTCCATTGGACGACCCATGAACTTATCTTCACCCTGCTCATAGGCTTTAAAGTCTAACCTAGATACGCCGTTCTCTCTACCTGTAATAGGATCATGGTGGCGTATTAGTACTGTCTGAACTGCATTAGGTACTTGGGGTTTCCTCGTAGTACTAATAATACAGTCTTTAGGTATAAACCCAGACCCTAAAGATACTGGATCACCTGGCTCACCTAAGAGATTACCCTGTAGGATATCTCTTGTTGTCTCGTTTGAAACACCACAAGCCCAAGCCTTGATAGGTTTGGTAAACTTATGACCCTTCCAGTCTTTTGGATACTTACCTGTTAAGTGAGCTGCCGTAATAGCTGCACCTGTGGTTGTCTTGCCGATCTGGTTAGCACACATAGCCAATAACTGGCCTGCATCAGAACTAGCATTAGCAAGGCTCCACTGCCACTCATAGGCAGCATCCCACCAGTACTTCAGCTTGTTGTACTTCTGGCGTAGCTCTTTCTCTTGTAGCAATGCTAAGAGCTTGTTCTGCTCTACACGCTCAAGTGCAGTTATAGCTGTCAAGAGACTGCTTTAAGCTCCGATTTAAGCTCTGGATGTTGCTTAGTTAGACGTAAGATCTCTGCTTTAAGCTCAGAGTCAGACAGTCTAGCTTCATCCGAAATATGTACCTTTGTCTCTGTAGCTACATCATAGCCAGCTCTGCTTAGATAGTCCTTACAGGCATTGAGCCGAACGGCAGGTGAGACATCCTTGTCTGTCATGAGGCTCTTGATTACGGTCAAAGCTACAATAGCGCCCTCACCTATACGTGTTTCTATTCTGTCACGTATGATGGGCTCTAGGTCTAAGAACATAGCCCTTGCGTTGGCTCTCCAGCCCCTGCCTTCAATGCTATACTTCGCAAGACGGTACGCTTCGTTGCGATCACCTACTTCTAGGTATTTATCAACGAATAACTGTTTCTGTGGTTTTAGATCATCGTACTTCAAACTGGCTTATCCTCTACCTTAGTATCTACCTTAGCTTTAGCCTTTGGTTTAGCTTTAGGAGCCTTAACTTCAACCTCCGGTGCATCCAGATCGGTGTCGAAGTCATAAATACAGTCTACATCCGAGATCTGATCTTCTACGATAGGGTCTTCACCGCCATGCTGCTCGATGGCAGTCTCTACTTCGTGCTCTAGGTCTTTCTCTAGGAAAGTGGTCACTAGTTTACGGTTCTTGTATAGAGCCCGTAGGCCATTAGCACAACGTAATACTGTTAACATGTTCTGTTCTTTCATATCCCCTACCTTAAGTTAGATCTAATATAACTAGACAAGAAGTGATCCTTTACGCAAGGCAGTCTGGTGGTTTTCTTACCTACTCTGGTCTGCTTTACTGGATGTCTTCCGTATGGTACTGTTGGTACTATGTCCTTTCCGTTCCGATACATCTTAGCACTGATGTTCTGCTTTCTTAGGAACACCCTAGGCGCTCCGAAGGTTACTACATGGACTGTCTGTTGATCCTTGAGCATTACCGCTAGAGCTAAGGCTATCGCCCCTCCTAGTGAATGCCCTACGCAGATAGTCTTCTTACCATATTTAAGGTACTTAGGCATTGCATGCTCTAATACAGACCTAGCCCCCTTAACAAACCCTGCATGGCCCCAAGGGACTCCCTTGAGCTTCCATGGGATAATACGTATATCACGTATAACGTCTCTTAGGTTCTTTACCTTATCCCCTGAGTGGTCTTCCTCAGTCCCTGTGATCTCAGTACCGCGTATAACGATAACCTGACAGTCTAAGTACTGGTGTACAGAGTACTCTATCTCGTTGACTACTGAGGTCTTCTCTTGGTAACCCTTCTTAACAAGGTTTAGTAGTTCTAAGTCTGTTAACATCTTATTCCTTGTTAGAAGTAAATCCAGGCTTGCTCTAAATCATCTTGGCCGATAATAGCCCCATGCCCTTGTAATGTTATTCTTGGCTTATCCACAGAGCTGGGTGTAGGCTTAGCGATCTGATGAGTAGTAAGCCCGTCATGCAGATACATGTAACCTTCTCTGTAAGGTATGAACTCTAGTTCCTCTCCGAAGTTCAAACCTGCTTTCTCTGGTAGGGCCAGTGCTACCGTAAAAGAGAAAGGTACTTTAATCTGTCCTGGCCAATACACCTTGTTGAAGGGGGTGTCTATGTGTATGCTTGCTTCCTGATCTTCAGTATCCTCGAATATGTGGAATCCTGGGGGTGCTGCATATGGATGTAACTCTACAGGCATATTCAGCTCTTGGCTTAAAGACTGGATCACCTCCTGGTATATATCATTGAGTTCAGTTAATATCAAATAAGCACTATCTTTGGTGTGCTTGAAGTAATCTTCTGGGGTATCTAAATAAGCAGCCCCTCCTATTGTATACCAGCCTTGCCCTCTTTGGATATAGTGTTTACGTAACTTAGAGACTCTTTGTGCTATCCACCATGCATCTACCGGTGTACAGAGCTTAATCTCTTTGATGAAGTCTTTTATGACCAGACCTTAGGCTCTTGCTGATTCTGCTTATCTAAGATTGCTCTCTGAGCCCTGTTGTACTTATCCTCAGCTTCCTTCTGAGTCATAGGCTTCTTAGCTGCTTTAGGCTTACCGAAGATTAGATCCCAGTTAGAGCTGACCTTAGATTCATCACAAGGCCTACGCATTGATCCTTTACCAGCCAAAGAGACCTCCTGTGAGCATACACACAACAATACCTAATTGGGACTTAGTACAGTACCACCAGTTCTCTAGTGCTTGTGTTATGTTGTGTGTTATGTTACTCACCCTTTTCTCCTATGCGTACCCTAACAGGTATACCCGATCCCGATAACAGGTCTAGGGCTGCGCTTATAGTCTTCTGTGCGTCACGTATAGCTTTTAACTTCTGTTTTCTATGTTCAGGGGATAACTTAGTGTCATAGTTAAGATCGTGTACATCCAAAGGGACAGTAAGCTCCCAATAGCCAGAGGCATACAAAGGAGTAAAAGTACCTGATTGCTCAAAACCACTATAAGACAAATATGACTCCTTAGACCGATAAACCGTAACAATGAGCCGAATAAGGCTTCTTATGCAATCAGCTTAAAACTGATATAGTTCTAGCTAGTAAAGTAGTAAGTAAGTATAAGTAAAGTTAAGTATAAAGTAAGTTAGTAAGTAAAAGTAAAGAAGTAAAAGTAATAAGTAAGTTTAGAAGTACTTACTAAGTTTCTTTGTATACTACTTAGACGTATTTCAGAGCAATAAAGTTCATTATATTAGCATAAATATATATTAATATATAATGAACTATTTAGCACTTAGGCTATAACCCTTGTATTTCCTAGGTTCCTCCTCCGGAGCACTCAGATTAACGTATTTAGCTGATTGCCTAGTAGTACCCCAGATTCGTTATTCCCTGTCCTGCATGTCAGGGTGTTATCCCTAGCTTACACCAATAACGATCTTTGCCCCTCCGGGGTCTACTCCTAGCTGATACCTAGCTGATTGCCTAGGTATTACCATGCTCTTTAAGGTACTTGTACTCGGCAACTCTTATTCGGCCATGACTACGGCACGTGTAACGGATATTCATAGGCTATGCTATTGGTTACAGGGTGTGTGTATGTGTGTGTGTGGGGATAACCCTATCGGGTATCTATCAGACAACCCCAGGCATCACAACCATAGTTGTATAACCTATAGCATAACCTATAGTATAACCTAAGCTCATGATTCTATTGATACCTATAACCCCAAGGAATAGTATAATAATATACTATGCACTACCTATATCTTATCTATACTGTGACTATTAAGTGACTTAATCCGTGGTATTGGTCACGTATTCTATGCAATTAAGTTACTTAATCTTATACATCTACTTGCATTCAGCTCAAGGGTAGCTATAATAGGTACAAGTTAATCAAACAGAGAGAACGACATGTTATACGCTCACTACTTCAAGACCAAGCAGCAGCATATTGTAATCATATCCGATTCAATGAAGCCAGTTGGACAGCAGCATATTGTCCAAGGTAAGAAAGAGGCTAAACTACTGGCACTTAAACTCAACGCTAAACGCTGGAACTACTAGGAGAATACTATGAAACAATCAACACAAGAGGCATTCTTAACTAAATTAGATCAAGCGGACATAATAGACATAAACGGAACGTCCATAAGGTACACCGGAAAAGATGATGATTATGGAATATTGGTTGATGTCGAAGTGGATAACTCTTATTTCTTTATTGACTGCAACGACCTAAACACTTTAAGCTATGACGAAACGAACAACAGTTACACTATAAACAAATACAATATTAAGTTTTATACATTGTCTGAAATATAAGGAATAACAAATGAAACAATCAACTAACTTCAATCAATTCCATGATCAATTCCAAGCAATCCGTCCTGATAACTTCTCATACGAGGGGCTAAAAGCACTGTTTGAATACCTTGAGGATTACGAGGATAGCTGCGATGAAGAAATAGAGTTAGATGTCATTGCTTTATGTTGTGATTACTCAGAAGATGATGTAGGCGATGTACTAGAGAGCTACGAGCTAGATAGTATTGAAGATCTCAGGGACAATACTATGGTTATAGAGATAAACTCAGATACTATTATATATCAGCAGTTTTAAGCACAAGGGGTACAAAATGAAAGTCCAGAACATGGTAAACAGTAAAGGTAATACAATAGCTAATCAATTTATTATTAATGATGGATATAAGGCTTATTTCCAATCATACGATAGCCTTATAGTATGTATAGAGTCCACAAGCGATGAAGATGGAGAGTTAATTGATATTATAACCTTAGACCGTGATACATGGGACTACAGCCAAACTACCAGCAAGTACCGTAATCAGTTCTTAGGTGAGACTAAAGCACAAACACAAGCTAAGATCAATTCAGGCGAATATCAGCTTACAGATCTTAATGGGGGATGATATGGATAAACCAGAACCCTTATCAGAACCACTACATTGTTTCGTATTCCGAACCATTAACGGTAAATACATCATCATTGGTGATGACTACCAGAAAGCATTCAACCTAGTGCCTGGTCATTCTAAGCCCGGCATGGTATCGGCACTGAATGCGGGAGAGCTAGATAGGATGTGCGAGCTATACCCACTAGCAACTGTAGGGGCTATGCTATGAGAGTATTTATGTGGTTATGTGTTTATACTTGGCTGATATGGGCGATATGCGAGAAACAACAGACCATTCCAGCCTACGTATACGAACCACTGCCAGAATGTATT